CGTTGATCGCATACCAGATGGGTATCCTCGATACACTGGTAACCGCAGGTCAAACATGCATCGCATGATGTGTATGCAGATATGTATATATAGGGGGGGCCCCATGGTAGTAACATGGCGGACAAACCCACCCACGCAGAACAGGCACGCATAATCGAATTACATCGAAAGGCGATGACTGCCTGGATTATGTCTGATTGGTCAGACAAAGTGGCAGAACAGCGTATGGAAAAGCTGTACGCCATTATGCAGGGGTGGAATGAATGAAGCTTTACGCTAAGATCAAGGTCAACGGCAAGTGGACGATGGTGCCAGCAGGCAGCGTCGCAACACGAGTTGAGGCCCACGAACGATGCGAATGCAGCGTGTGCCACGTGATTAAACACGGCCTTGTCGAGGAGGAGTGAAGGGCCATGCCCATCTCCTCGTCGAGTGCAGCGCAGGTGGAGGCGCAGGCCAGCGTAGCGATGGAATCCATCGCACGCCTGGACAAGTCGGAGCCGAGGCGTCGCAGCCTGCGATTAGCAGGCGAGGAAAGCCGAGCCACCGCAGCGCAAGCGAGCAAAGCGCTCTATTCCTATCCTTGGTTAATAGAGCGCTTAAGTCAAACATTTTTTAGAGAATGGATTGGTAGGCATATTGTGCCGACCAAGATTGACCACACCGACTGGTTGTGCACAGTGTGCCAGGAATATACGGCCACGTGGGAGACCAGATCGGGCAGCTACTGCAAGTACTGCTGGACTATGGAACATAGGTCCCCTGCTAAGGTGCCACAGTATATGCTGGAGATGATTCGTCTTGACTGATTGTAAACACGAATTTGAGTTTATTGAGAAGTCATGCGGATGTGAATACGAAGTCTGCTATCGATGCCCGCACCAGGTTTTGGTTAGCCAGTGCGATTGGTGTCGAAGAGAAGACAAGGAGTGATCAACGTGGCGAAGAATATCGGAGCCTTCTTGCATCTGCATGAAGTTGGGCACGTGAGGCTTAGGCATGGATGGCGATCGATGGATGGAACTATCCTACGAAGGAGTATGTCAAAACAAACTCCGTTCGCTAACACGGCTGAGTCAGGCTTACCGCTCTACGAAACAGAACCTTGTCGTAGTAGGGGATGCTGGGCTTGTCAGCATAAGGCCCGCCGGAAACTCCGGGGCAAAGTTCAGAGGTTTATCGATGAAGTTGTGATTAAAGCGAAGCGCAGCTGGCGGTTCGTGACATTGACCCTACCAGGTAATTGGTACAACGTACGATCAGCCTCGGTTGAAACGCAGTTGAAGACCGTTAGACGTTCATTTGCAAGTTGGAGACTCAAAATGCAACGGCGTGGAGCCCGCGTGCATGGGTTCTACACAATCGAGTTTGAGGGTTCCGAGGACGACAATTGGCATACCCATGTCCACATGCTAATGCGTTGGAAAAAACGCATAGCCTACGACGACCTGAAACGGTGGTGGACTGAATCGGTAGATCGACCGATGAGGAAGACCCTGGCTAAGTGGACTGAAAACCAGTTCACGAATGACCAGCGTGTAGTCCAAGTAGACAAAATCACCTCTCGGGGGATTGCGGATTACTGCACTAAAGTGACGAACTACGTCACTAAAGGGCCGAAGGACAGACACAATGTGTCGGAAATCGGGAAGTTGCTATATAGGAGGCGCACAACCGGATGGTTAGGCGACTACCATGGCAGCAAAAAAATCCAGAACTCCGGCAAATCGATATCTTCGATATGAGTTGACGAATAGTGGGACTCCCGGAAACGAGACGTCTCACTTTATTGACTTGGCGAAAGACCTGAGTCGTATTAATCGAAGGTTGTATCGACAAGGACGCGATTATCACGTTAAGAAGATCACTATTGTGTCTTCGAACACGCCCAACGGGCAGAACCGTGTATCGTTCTCTACGATTGGCGCTGACTGGGTTTCCCAGCAAGCCTGGAAGAGAGGATTCCGGACATGGAATGAGATGAACAAGGAAGCGTCCCGCAACTTGGCAGGCGACGTGTCCGGAACTTGGTCGGATTTCAAAGTCTACATGACGAATGATATGCGAAGTGGAACTGTGTTGAACCCATTGGATAATGGTGGCAACCAGTACAACTCTGGAGAATGGATTTACAGTGAGCTCGTCACACCTGACGGCACAACTGGAGATGACATTTTCCAATTACACATGCTTGGAAACCACAATGGTTCCGTTGGAGCATGGAACAGTGTGAGTCTCGTTAAGTCCTATGGCGAGAGTCGAGCAACTGTTCAGACTACCGACCCCAATGTTCCTTCCGTAGCGTCCGACGATCCGTTGGTCAACGTCTTCGATTATGGAACTACGGTGGACGAGGTTATTGATAACCTCGAAGCGCATAACGATGCGCCTCCTTATGGTGTGGCAAATTATCCAGGGGATGATGGAAACGCACCTAAGCCAATCGTTGTCCAGGACACGACCATTGTCGATGGCCGTGCGACCGTTGGCGGATTTCATGCTCGATGCGGTTTGATTGAAATTGAAAGCAAATCGCCGATTGATTTTGATGTCTTCAGTGTCCTCGTGGAGCTTGCCCCTGGCAGCTACCGAGGGATTGCAGCGGAAGTGATCTGATGGCCACTCCAGACGTGGCCGAGGGAGCAGAGCTTGCAAAGACAGCTATGAGCACGTCCAGTCTCATTGCTCATATCGTGGAACGACGTATCGAGTACCTTGTAGGTACGTTGATCGCATACCAGATGGGTATCCTCGATACACTGGTAACCGCAGGTCAAACATGCATCGCATGATGTGTATGCAGATATGTATATATAGGGGGGG